CATAACACATTAAACAATATCAATGTATCTTTATTCGTCCTAGTTTGATATAATAGCTTCTTATGATAGCTATTAACGTCAAATTAGGTGAGAATGATGGTTGAAGATAAAGTTGGAATACGCTACGGAAGATTAATTGTTATAAGTCGGGCTGACAATACAAAGCAAGGTGATAGTCGGTGGTTATGTTTATGTGATTGTGGAAAAACAATAACGACTAAAGGAAGAAACCTTAAAACGGGTGGAACCAAGTCTTGTGGTTGTTTAGCAGATGAAAATCGCAGTGAATCAGGAAGAAAAAAAGTTATTGATAGAACCGGATTACGTTATGGAAGGCTTGTTGTTATAAGTAGAGTTGAGAATTCTGTAGCCGGAAGGGTTAAATGGAACTGTTTATGTGATTGTGGAAATAGCAAAATAGCAATTGCATCAGATTTAGGTTCCAAAATTCAGTCTTGCGGTTGTTTACAAAAAGAATCTCGTAAAACATCGCGGTTGAAACATGGAATGACTAATTCAGGTGAATACCATGCCTGGGTAGGAATGAAACAACGTTGTTATAACAAGAACAGCCATGCTTATCATAATTACGGTGGCAGAGGCATTAAAGTTTGTGACCGATGGCTGAATAGTTTTGAAAATTTTATTGCCGATATGGGCAATAGACCGTCACCTAAACATTCGATAGATAGAATGGATAATGACGGAAACTACGAACACGGTAATTGTCGATGGTCGACGATGAAAGAACAAATGAATAACGTGCGTTATAACCGACTGTTTACGATAGACGGAATGACAAAAACAGCGAGTGAATTAGCTGATCATTTTGGGTTAAAACTAAGTGTTGTACATAACAGGATAGCCAGAGATTGGCCTGTTGAAGACATTTTTAAAAAACAACTTACGCCAACCAGTCGTTATCTCACTGTAAATGGCATAACCAAAACCGTTACTGAAATGGCTAAAGACTACAATATTGACAGAAGACTCGTAACAAACAGACTGCGCCGTGGCTGGAATCCAGAAATGGCATTAACAAAGAACACTAATTAGGAACAATCATGGCAACGATAACCAAAAAAAATGTAGACACTCAGTTTCTGCATACCGCAGCTTACGGCAATGTCTGGGCAAATCAATACCACTTTGAAACCAACAGCGCAGGCGTATGGGTAGATTCGGACAAAACCACGGCGATTGCAAGTGGTGACAACTGTTTGCTAGGCATATTGCCCGGTGGACTAAAGATATTGGATGCACTGATCATACGATCTAACGTATTCAAAGCCAGCGCAACAGCGTCAATAGGGTTTCAATATTGCGACGGTGTTAATGCCTCAGCTCCGGCAGCACAAGATCCCGTGTATTTTTGCACTACGCTGGCACTTAGTTCGCTGGGCGTAACTCGTAAAACTGAAACCAAGGTTCCACTCACATTGCCAAAAGATGCGTACCTGACGTTGCTTCATGCGGATCAAACGCAAGATGAAGTAGGTATCATCGATATTATTGTCTACGGCATCTGGACTGGCAGTTCACTTACTTAAGGAATCGACATGGCAACTGTAACCAAGAAAAATGTAGACACATTACCAATGTTTGCTGGTGCGCCCTATGGTAACGTCTGGGCAGGTCAGTATCATTACGAAACCAATGCAAGCGGCGTGTTCGTTGACTCGGACACGACAACAGCGGTTCAAAGTGGGGATACTGTTCGGCTTGGCGTTCTTCCAGCAGGCTTGTGCATTCATGATGCTATCATCATCTTGTCTGATCCGTTTGCCGCGTCAACTACTGCGTCAATTGGCTTTGACTATTGTGATGGCGTTGATGTTGTACCAGCAGAAAGCGCAACATGGTTTGTCTCGGCGTTAACCACAGAATCAAGCGCTACAGTCACACGTAAGGCAACGTCAAACGCGCCAATTACGCTCAAGAAAGACGCCTATTTGACGTTGCTACGGGGCGGCGCACATGACAGTGCAGCAGGGATACTTGATGTGATAGTGATTGGCTCCTGGACTGGCTCAAGTCTGACGTAAAGAGGTTGTATGATAGCTGTGACTTATGTAGGCACTCGCCCGTCATATCGTGACGGGTGCTATGGCAGTGGAATAGAATTCGAGAAAGGGCAGACATTGCTTGTCCCGGACGATATTGCGCGTAGATTGTTAAAGCATCCGGATGTTTATCAACCGGGAAATGATGATAAGGCTCAAGTTGCTATTTCAAAGCCCGAGTTGATAAAAGAGACTGAAGAAGACACTCAGGATATTCGTGACTCATTGATGACAATGGATAGTGATGCCCTGGCTGCTTTCGTGATGACTAATTATCGCATCAAGCTGGATAAGCGCATGTCTATAGAAAATCAACGCAATCTTGCTATTCAAAACGTCGATTTGTACGGTGTGACATAAATGTTGGTAAAAGAGCTTGAGGATTTGTATAGAAATCAATTTGAGGATACCGTATCCGTCAAGTATTTCTTAAGCCTCAAGCTTTTTCTGGACTATCTAAATGAAGCAGAAGAAGAAGCAGCATTCAGAAAGAACCTGCTATTCGACAAAACTTCATCATTCTGCACGATTGCTGTAACGTCAGGTGTGTCCACCTATTTGCTGAACGACTGCATCTATGCACTTGTCTATGCGTCTATTGTGGATGCAAACGGCATTATTAGCGTATTGACACCGACAGATAGAATAGAGGAAGACAGGATACGCCCTGATTGGCGCACCTTGACTCAACGCCCTGACTCATTTATTCAGCACGACACTTCGCTAGAAATACTGCCGATACCGGATGCAGCTTACACGTTACGTCTGGAGTGCTATCGACTACCCTTGGATAAAATCACGTCAGAACCTGAGATTCATAGGAATCACCATCGAAGTCTAGTGGATTGGGTGTTGTATCGAGCGTACAGTACGCCAGATGCCGACATGCAAGACGCGAACAAGGCGGGTTATTACTTGTCAAAATTTACCAGCGTGTTTGGCTTACGTCCATCCGCTGACAACAGACGCAAACATTACGCAAACAGGCCGCACAGAAACAAGGTCTGCACTTAAAGGATAACACCATGGCAACGATAGAAATTGCATCTGTACCCATTCCGCACGGCTGGAACCAGGGAACATTTACGGCAACAGGCGACAGTGAGACAGGCGCACTTAATGTCAATTTGACTGGCGTAACTCTGGCCGCGATTGATGCGGGATCAAATGGCACGGCTGGTGATGTAGATATTTTTCCGGCTACGCAAGATAAGGGCAAGCTTAAAATCGCAGCAACGGATAATGCTACCGACACTATCACAACAATCACTAATGCCGCACAAGCAGGTGCCAGAGTATACACAATCCCTGACGCTGGCGCTGATGCCGAGTTCGTCATGTCCGTGGGTGGCGCGGAAGGCGCATTGACAAGCATTGTCGCTACCGATATAGACGCGGGCAAGGCTGACGGCACTGAGGGCAGTATCGATATATACCCGACGACTGGCTCAAGAGGCAAGTTGACGTTTGTCGCAGCGAATAGCGCCGGTAACACTACTACGACAATCACTAATGCCAGTCAGGCAGGCGCGAGAACCTACACCATCCCAGATGCAGGTGAAGCCGCAAGCTTCGTAATGAGCAAAGGCACGAGCGCAACCATAGCGACGCTAACGGCGGCCACGATCACAACGCTCACTTCGCCAACCGTCAATTCAACTAATATTACAGCAGGTGCCAGTGGGACGGCTGGAACAGTTAATATCTATCCATTAGCAGGCTCGAAAGGCAAGATAAGTATCACCGCCGCGAATTCAGCAGCAGATCATACGCTGACTATTGTTAATGCAAGCATGGCAGCGCCACGTACAATAACGATTCCTGATCCGCTGGGTGCGGCCAGTTTTGTACTTAATGAAGGCGCGTCCACCATCGGTGGGGTTAAAACCCTGTCGGCGCAAACCGTATTCAAAACCGCAACAGCAGCATTACTACATGGTGCAGGTACGAGTGGTGCGACTCATGCGCTGGGCGCAACGGCTGGCAATGCGCTTGAGTATTATCTTGACGCTACTCATATCACGGGCGATATGAGAGGTGAGTACCTTCGCCTTTATTTCAGTGGTGCTGGTGGGTCAGGAGAGGCATTACGTGCAGTAGGCACCATAAACAATGTGAGCGTGGCAACAGGCGGGACGTGCAACGGTTCACATATATCACTCACAGCAACAGGTGCAAACGCCAAGGTTTCAGGTGCGGCTAACGCTTTACGTGTGACTTTTGGCGCAGCGGCCAACGTAGATTTAGGCGGTACGTGTGCAAGCATACAAGTAGACACGGACTTTGATACTGCCGCTACCGTGCCAGCAAACTTTGCGTTTCTCCGGTTTACTGACAGCAATACCTTGAAAGCGGCAAATTTACTTCGAGTACCTGACGTTACCGCCAATGGATTAGTCTCTGCACACTCGGATCAGGTTATGACGCATTCAATTAAATGCGTGACGAACGACGGCACAGTTTTTTATTTAATGGCAACAACAACAGCGACAGGAAGAGCGTAAGTCGTATGGAACTGGAAGAACTGATTGCCAATGAGATTAATTTACTGGGATCACAGCAGGCTGAAGCTCAGAAAACAGTTGATCACGCGACTGGAGCAATAGCGTCATTAAGATGGGTATTAAAGACTATTCAAGAGTCACCCGATGCAAGCTAAAACATTGATCGCAACGGCGCGGGAAGACTATCTGGATGATACCAATCCGGATAAGTACCTGTGGTCTGACGCAAGTCTCCTGCGTAAATGCAGCGAGGCTGAACGTCAAGCCTGCAACCGGGCGAATCTTTTATACGATAATTCAACCCGGCAATATAAAACACTTAAAATGGACATTACGCACGTTAATATTATAGAATTTCTGTTTGGCTTATTGTCGCTTATTGGCGGATTAATGGTAGGCACAGTCATCTGGATAATCAAGGATT